CAGTTGGTAAAAAATAATTATTTGTATAAACTGAACCAGTTGTCCATATTTGTGATGGAAATTCAGGTCTAGCATTTACCCTAAATCTATTTATACTTTCTGGGTAAAATATTCCTGGATTTTGTACTAGATTTACTGTAGCAGGAAGAATATCTAATATACTTTGTGATGATGAACCTGTATTCCATATAAAATCATCATATGAAATTTGTAATATTGGGGGATATATGGTATTTGTATCTCTTGAGAAATATTTTAAAGTTACTTGTTGGTTAGTATTATTTACAAACTCTTGGGATTGGGTTTGTCTCACTATAAAACCATAATTATTAAATACACTAGAGGACCATTTATTAACTATATTAGTTACATTAGTATTTATATCCAATGGTGTATAATATTCAAAAGATTGGCTTGCTTGAGAACTAGTATACCATACACCTCCCCCAACATTTGAGCCACTATAAGAACCAGTAGTACCAGAAATAAAACTAGATGTTGTCCATGTTGTTCCGTTTGAATAATTTGTAAATAACCAAGATACACCATTTTGTGTTTCTGGGTTGTCATAATATTTACCTGTACCCATAGCCCAATTTTCCGCTAGAGCATTTATTGCAATTGTTGTGGTGTTTGATAAACCTGTACTTTCTGCTACAAATACTTTTAAATTGGCCTCCCAACTTGAGGTATGGATTAAATTAGTGAAAATATTTAATATATCATCCTGATCAAACTGGATTAAAAATCTTGAGGTTTGAGGTAGTTCACCTTGAGATCGTAAACTACCTGTTAGAAAATTAGTAGAGGCTTCAATTATTTCATCACGACCAGTATTTAATTGATTATAGGCCGAATATATGGTTGCATCTTTTGTAGGAAATATTTGTATTACTGCCATTATGAGTAGTTTTTTCTAAATTTGTATATAAAAAATTAGATATTAGTACAACGACCTTGAATATCTAAAGAAGGGAACTTAATCTCAAATATAGAAGGATCTAAAGAAGGATAAATTGTATTAGATTGAGTTGCTCCTTTAATATCATATGCATATTTACTATATCCTAAATTTTCTCCTACTAAGTTTGTTATTTCTATATTTTTTACTGTTTGAACTCCTTCTATTGAATCCAATAGAATATAAAGATCTCTCAATACTATAGGTTCATTAATTTGCCATTTATCTATTGCAAAATAATCTTGTAAAGCAACTATACATTTAGTCAATATTTCATTACTATTGAAATTAGGTAAAACAATAATATCAAAGTTAACTCCTATATTAATAATAAATGCATCTTTTATATTAACTGAATCATTTACCATTTTATATTGTGATAAATAAGTAGTTAAATTTTGTTTTAATGCTGGGGAGCAAGTATTAAGTTGTTTTAATGAATTATAAGATAAAACATATAAATCCAATACTGATTGAGATTCACCAGCTGAAATGGATTGAGCTTTAGTAGGTTCAATATAGGCTTTAGAAATAACACCATATTTGGCGGGCATAGATAAAGCTCTTACTAAATAATCATTTTGGGTTACATTTCGTAGTTGAGATGCAAAATTGGCAGACGCATTTTGTCTAATTTCCTCTATTGAATCTCCATCTCCTCCTCCATCTGCTGCTGTTGGATTGGTTACAGCTAATGAAGAAAAAATTGTATTTGCTGTGGTTGAATTTAAATTTGAATTTAAAAATCTAGTATTTGCCACTAAATTTGTTAAAGTATTAGCATCAACATTTGATTGAACCCCTCCTCCTACTAAATATCTTACTGTTAAAGTTGTATTTGAAGGGGCAATACCATAAGTTTTAGTAAATAAAAAATTGTTTGGTGAATAAGCAGTTGTTAATTTATTTTGTCCAAAAGGTAATCCTAAACCTACATTATCTGGGTTTGGAGTTATTTCTTCATCCGTATCGTTTGCCGTACCTGAACCAAATTGGAGTTGTAAAGTATTTGAATTTAAAAATCTTGTGGTGAATCTTCTTTGAATTAAATTCAATTGAAGTAAGTATGGTGTATCTCCTGAATATTGGGATAGATATGGGTCATTTTGATTAGTATTTTTAATAGAATCAAATACTGTTTCTTGGGCCAAGTAATCTACCTCATACCATTTATTTCCATTACTATCTACAATATCCAATATTCCTATTATTCTTTCTCCATTTATTTCAATTGTTGAAAATGGAACTGGTAAACCAAAAGAAAATGTTGTTGTTTGAATAGTTGCTGAAGATGCTTGTCTTGTTTTCTTTAAAAGAAAATATGTTGGATTAACTCCAGATACCGCATATATTGAAACCTCTGTAGGGTCACTTGAACTTGAAACAGAAAAATCAACAGGATCTGATGTTAAAAATGTTATATTATTTGTATTTAAATTAGATCTAACAGTTGCATTTTCAGGTATATATAAAGCATAGTCAAAATCAGGTACATATTCTGAACCTGATAATTTGGAAGGGAGTTGTTGATAAAAATCAATATTGGTAGTTGCAACTTGTGTTACATTGGGTTTATACCCAAACATATATGCCAATTCATATAAATTGTTTGTTTGGCGAGCATATTGTAAAAAGTTTTCTTGTATTTGATTGTCTAAATAAAACGATAAAACATCACCTACATATGCTGCCATTTCCATAAACATCATACCTGGTGATGATGGAGAAAAATCATTGTATGTGTTAGGGAAATAAGTTCTAGCATAATCTATTAAACTAGCCCTTAGTTCTGTAAAATCTTTATTTATGTAGGTTATATTTCGTTTTTTAGTAGCCATTATATGAATGCAATATTTATTTCATCGTTAATTCCAGTATCAATAACATTATATTTTAATTCAACTGAAATTTGGTTAATGTCAGGTAAAGAATCAATATTTAAAGATGCTACTAAAACATTAGGAAAATAAATCCCTAATTTTTGTTGTATATCTTGTTTTAAATATTCTGTGTTTCCTTCAGTTATTTGTTGAAAAATAAAATCTCTTAAACTTGCCCCAAATGTGGGATTTAAATATCTTTCAGGTTGATTTGTTAAGAAAAAATTAATTAAATTATTTCTAATAGCGTCTTTGGTAGTATATGTTGACTTAAATACTCCAGGTGCATTAAAAGGCAGATTTATACCTACTGCTTTACCAGGGTTTAAATCAATAGGGAATATACGTTTAGCACCAAATGCCATTATTTACTATTCATTAAATTCATTATTTGATCTAATCCTACCTGTCCTTCAGGTAATGCTCCATTAATTGTATCAACTGGGGTTGGTTTAAAATCTCCAGAGTATGAAGAATTAACTACAGCCCCAGTTTGCATTTCATTTAACATTCCAGCAAACATATTTCTACGTTCTTGGGCTGTTAATTGTTTTGGATTTTCAATATGTGGTTGAGCATAAGTATCCTTTAAAGATTCAGATACAACTTTTTTAGGAGAACTAATGGCCTCTAGTAAAATATCTTTCAATTCTTCTTGAATTGCTTCTTTCACAGCCTGTTTAATTAGTTTTTTGAAAATTTCGGTTTTCATTTTGTTATAAATATTAAAATTAATAAGCTTTTAAATTATCTCTGTCAATTATTAACTTAAGTTCATTTATTAAAACTTGGTCGTCTGTAGTAAATGATAGTTCAGTTTGAATTAAAATGATACCCTGTGCATTTTTACCTATTGCTCTTCTACGTGTTACCGTAGGGGTATATGGTACTTGTTGTATTTCGATAATAAAACCGTTATAAGTGGTTTGATTTTGGGTTTGTTGAGATTGTAATTGTGATGAAGTTATATCTTGAATTTCTTTAGAAATTGGTTCTAAAGTATTACTTGGGTCACAAGTTTTTAATACTAAATCTATACGATTTAAAGTTTCAGATGCTCTAAATATATAGTTTCCTATTATGGATGCGACTAAAGCAGCTCCCCCTATTATAGCTGATAATTTAGATAATCTAGAATTACCTTTTTCATCTATCAATAATGAATTTTTAGCTGTACTTAATGTATTTAAGGTTGTAGGTAAAGTTGCTGCTAATGCTGGATTTATTAATGCTGCTATTTTGGCTGCTATTTTGGCTGTATCTATTCCTTTAATTGCAGTTTGGAGTAAAGATAAAAATGTGGATACTCCTGTTAAAGAAATAGTTATTATATTTAAAGTTCTTCCTATTTTATTTAAATTAGAAACAATTAAATTTCTTTGTTGTCTTAATTTATCTAACTCAGCTTGAGTTAAACAAACCCCTTGTGAATTAAATTTATTTACATATTGTCTTATTAAATTATCTAAAGAAGGTTGGATAATTGTTTTAACTTGATTTCCTATTACCAATAATAATAATGGTAATTTTGAAACTCCCATTGCTTTTAGATCAGAGGGGGTTGCATTTTGAATTTGGTTTACATCAATTGTTTCTTCATTTTGTTGAGACAATACAAATTCATCTTCAGCAGATTGTTGAAGTCGTTGTTGTTCTATTTGTTCTGGAGATTGAAAAGGTCCTGCCATTATATGGTATAGCTAGAATTTGATTTTAACTTTTCAAGATTTCCTTGAATTTTCAATAATTGTTGAGATAATTGTGTGGCCGCAGCATTTAATGGTACTAAAGGTGTTCCTGGAGGGGTTGAAACTAATGTTGAACAAATAATAACAAAACTATTTAAATTATCAATTAAATTATTTAATGTATTTATTGTTTTGTTTCCTAATAATAGGGGTTCTGTAGCATTTTTAGAACCTATTTTTACCTGTTTTGATTGAATAGTAGTTATGGTGGTATCTATATTGATTCCTTCAACAGCATTTAAATTTATTGATTTATTTGAACTTAATAAAATATGATCTGTTGAAGAATTAAATACTAATCTACCTGAGTTTATCAGAATTTGTTTTCCTGAAAATTGAGATGGTTCAGTAGGGGGGTTATTTTTATAACTTAAATAGTTTTTACTTGAAACATTTAATGGTACTTTTTGAGTTGAAGTTAAATAAACAGAAGATTCATCATTGTTTATATTTTCTACAACAGGTAACCAACCTTCTTCGTTTTGGTTTCCTTGACCATTTCTTAAAATCAAAATAGGGTCTCCATTTGAACCAGTTGAAGACCAATTATTTGGTGTGTTTGTTACTGTTGAACCAATTCTTATACTATTTCCCCATCTACCTTCTGAAATTATATCTCCTTCAAATGGTAAAATTGGATGAATATTGGAACGTTCTTTAAATGTATTTCCTAAAAATATTTCGGTTGATTGGTCTGTTACTCTTCTTACATTACCTAATTGGGTTTGGATATAGTCTTTTTGTTGTGAAGGAGGTAAACTATTGGGTGATGTAGGATAAGCATTGTGGTGAGGATGATTCCATAATGAAACTATATCTATATAATACTTACCGGAATTGGAAGATATTGTATCAATATCAGTATTAGGTAATGTAAGTAAATATACTATTTCATTTACTAATGGAAATTTTTTAAAATTACTTAATGCTGGTTTGGCCGTAGCTAATGATGGAGAAGGTAAAGGATTTACAACTTCTTCATATTCTATAATACCTAAAGCATTCCATTCACCTAATTCTTTAAATCTTGGATGAAATTCATCCAATACTATACTTAATACCCTTACTGGGGTTATTAGATTTGTTTGTTGAGATAATTGATTGACAGCAAACCCATTATTTATTGTTGGGTTTAAATTTTGATTTAATGCTGAAAATCCATATTTACTCATTTATTTAAGTTCTTTTAATTGATGGGCAGTAGCCAATAATTGTTCTTTTTCTTCCTCTGAAATAGTTAAACCTCCATCTGCTGTTTGGGTTTGCATTGCTCTTTGTGCTAAAGCAGCCATTTTAATTAGTAAATCATCATTTTTAACTCCAATTTCCATATATTCTTTAATTAAAGGAACAATTAGAGTTGCATCCCCTATATCAGAAATAAGAGGTTTTAATTCACTTATTAAAGCATTAACTTGTTGATCTTTCTTTTTTTGGTTATTATAAATTTCCTCCAAAACTGAGGAGAATTTCTTTTTACCAAATATTATAGTATCAAATTGAGACATCAATTATACATATTTGAATTTAAAATTTTATATATCCATTTTCTAAATAAAATAAATATCCTTTTTTAAATATTTTATGTAATTGATTTGCAATTCTAGTAATTTTTGGGGCCTTTGCATCCACTATTTCTCTAATATAAATGTAAAGGGCTTTTTTGTTAAAAATATCAATATGTTCTCTTTTTCTGAAGAGTTCCAATATGGCATCTGCTATTTGGGCATCTTCTTCTTTAGGAAATAAAGCATATATATTTGTAGTACAATAGTCAACAAATTTATCTATATAAAAATTTAAAACATCATTTTTAGGTAAACCATCATTTAATTCATAAGAATGTTTCTCATTTTCGTCTAAAATCTCAATACCAATGGTTTCTATTTTCTTTTTATAATTGGATTGATTATTTAATATTAAATAACGCTTAGCAATAGTCCCAAAATAAGAATATGCTTTAGCTCCTTTTTCTGGGTTGAATAAATGTATTTTATTTAAAAGAAAAATAATTACTTCATGTTGTAGATTTTCAATATTGTCAACCTCAGTATGATAGTATTTAAATGTATGAATAATATTTTCTGTTAATTTAAAAAAAGCATAGTGAATCCTATCCCTATAAAT